AGAATTGGCTGGAAGTCAGATTGTTTCTGAACATCGGTTCACTCCAAATGGACCCCCCAATAGGTATAGAGGTTACTATGCTCGTGCCCCACAAGGATATGAATGTAGATTACCTAATTTTCCGGTTGTTGAAGCCACACATGTTTCAAAGGAACGATCATATTCCTCTGTTGCTCAGGGAGAGCAGACAATTCAATGTCAAATGTGTGATGAGGTTGTTAATTTGAGTATGTTTCCGTCGCACCAACGACATTGTACTGAGAAACACACTAAACACTTTCCGCCCGTTTATGAGGCCGCCAATTCTAGGCATAAGGGACATGTGACGGTTGGTGAGAGTAAGCATCATATTGCTGTTTTCGCTGATGGTTTTCAAAAGTTTTCTATGACAAAAGTTAGGTTTTTTAATAATGGAGTTTATAAAACATTTTGGGCAACTTCAGCAATGGATGTCACTATGAATCCAGATTGTTATGTTATTGTGCCCCCTAATGTAGAAAATGTTTACCTTAAAAATCTCCCTCATTTTAATTCTGGATTTGCTTGTTTTTTCCCCGCTGATTTGATTCCTGTTCCTGGAAAATCAACTTATGCCGGAGGTGTTGCGCCTCGGGAACCATTCGTTGGTACTTTGGTTACTTTTTTAGATGGACAAACTATTGTCTCTCAGGGCCAAGTTAAACGCCCTCACCCTGGAGTTTGTGTTTATCCCATGGACACCCGAGGTGGATTTTGTGGATCAGCCCTTCTACATAATTTGGTATGTACTGCTATACATGTTGCTGGAAAAGATGGCAACGATTATAAAGATCCGGAAAATACTGCCGTTGCATTTACAAACGGTATGATTTCGGCTTTGTTTTTATGGTCAGATCAAAAAAACTAGAAGGCCCGCGGCATTGGCCCGCCGCTTTGGATAAATGGGTCAACCAATATGGTGATATTAAGAGTGAATGTCTCCGTAATTATAATTATCTTGTTCCAATCAAGAATATTAGGAATACACTCACTTTGGCCCTAGGTGACCATTCTTCTCATCCTTGTCCTATTTATAATGGTTTTCATAAACAATCCAGTTTTCTTCCCCTTGAAGAGTGGTCGAAATACGATGGAGTTCTTGGAAATCGTAATAATGTTTGGGCGAGTATTGATAAGTGTGATGTCCCTCCTGTCAAGAATTGGGATCCTGTTATTATGGAGGAAGCTATGGTTCGAACTGGTCAACAAGTTGAACTATCTTTTTCTACTGGAATTTGTCCAGTTCCTGTCTTTAATGGGGCCGCTTCCGCGACGTTCCCATTTGCTTCATTTGGCTTTAGAAATAAGGCTGATGTTTTGACCTGTGTTGGTTTTTTCAAATGGCTTACTCATCCGTTTGATAAACCCACCATCTGGCGTGTTTCTCCCAAGAGAGAGTTTATTGAAGTAGAATTAATTAAGAACGGTAAGATACGAACATTTATCATTCCCCCTTTGCATCTTTTATGGTGGCAAAAGGTTTTTTACTCTAATCAAGATTCTAACTTGATAAAATATCAACCAGGTGGTATTCGTTACGGTATCTCCTTCCAAAGAGGAGGTTTCCACAAACTCATGGAGGAGTTTGAAAATTTTGTTAACATTACTTACGATGTTAGTGGTTGGGATAGATCTTTCCCTTTGATGAGAGAAGTTCACTCTCTTAGACAAAAATTTTTAAAAGGAGCGAGTTCCTTTAAAGAATATTTGGATTGGATGACTGAGAACACTATTGAGTCAAATATTTTATTGCCCAATGGAGATGTTATTAAGTGGAAAAATGGAAATAAGTCTGGAAGTGGTTTAACGACCTCGGACAATTCTGTTGGACACTTGATAATACAGAATTATATTTTGGTTTTATTAGAACAAAGGTTTGGAAAATTTGACTACGCAACGGCTATTTACTCAGAGGATACTATCTCTGGGTGGCCTGCGCATGTGGCATCTTTTTTAGATAAAAAGTTCTTCGATGATGTTTATGCCTTATTTGGATACAAGATACGTGATTTTGAGAGATTTAAGTCCTGCGAAGGTATTAAATTTCTTGGAGCTAGGTGTCGAACTGTTCATTTTAATGGTATCGATTTTTATTGTCCTGCTTATGATTCTGGGCGCATTTATGCCGCTCTCACCACTTTAATCGAAAAACATGGATACGATGATGTTTTGGCCAAGAGTTACTCTCTTTTGCACTTGGCTTGGGATGATGCCCCACTGTTTCAACATATATATGAATTTGTTCTCTATCTTTTGGAGGACACCTCGGCTCAGTCTGTTTTTGCTGAAAAGCTTAGACTTTCTGGGCTCCCATCTAGGGACCAAATTGTTTTTGGGTTTTGGCTGGGATGCGAGTATGACGGAGGTTTTTCAAGTGTTGATCCAATTGACACTTCTTTTTTTACCTTCGTGGAGGAGGAAGGGTTTTAAAAATCATATATTATGTCTAAACGTTCAATTAAGAAAAAAGAGGTTGGTCTTGAAAAGAAGGCCAACAAATTGCTCTCTGTGGAAAAGAGAGAGTTACGCGGAAAACCAAAAGGCCAGGGTGGTCGTGGTCGCGGAAATGGAGGCCGGAAAATGCCCGTTTCAGTTGTTCATCGTGAT